CATGCGGGTGGCGATACCTCCGGCTGCCGGGTCGGCGACCACGTCAGCGGAGTTGACCTTGCGAATGACGGTGGCTTCCTTCATGCGTCGACCCCGGGAGGAGATGACGTTCTTCTCCTCGGCGTGGACGTCGTGAGAGATGCCGACCAGGGCCGGTAGGCCGGCCGCCTGGGCTTCGAGGGTGGCGTCGAGCACCTCGGCGGTGTGCATCGCTGAGGGCAGCAGGTGCAGGTTGCCGTAGATGCCGTCGTCCTCGTACGCCACCGACCGGTACGAGCCGACCAGGCCGTTGATGGTGCTGGTCTGCAGCTCACCCGGGGTGCGGTGGTGGTCGTAGGCTCGCGCGCCCTCGTACAGCGGCGCCGCGGCGCGTAGGACACTCTCGGTGTAGCGGCGGCCGTTACGGGAGTCGCCGGCCCGGATGATCCGGACCCGGAACACCCGGCCGCCGTCGCTGTCCTCGCCGAGGGACTCCAGCACCCGCCCGTCGAACGGATCCTCGTCAAAGACGTCCTCGGACTCCTTTGTGCGCTTGGCTTTCGTCGCGCGCTCGAGCAGTTCGGGCGTGACCACGCCGTCCGGCTTCAAGCCGAGCTTCTGCTGTAGCTTGCGCACCGCAGCGGTGGTACGCGGCCCGTACTTCCCGTCGGCTACGAGCGGCTTGCCCTGCGCGTCGGTGATCCCCAAGCGGTTCAGGGCGTTCTGCAGGGACTTGACCCGGGCGTCGCCGCCCTTCATGCCGTAGCCGGTGCCGGTCTGGCCGTTGTAGGCGATCGGCCCGGGTGCCTGCTTCGCTGCGGGCGCACCCCGCTTGCCTCGGGGGGCCGGCTTCGCCTTCTGCTTCGCGCCGACCCTGCCCCCGCCCAGGGCGAACTGGCCGCCCTTCGGTGGGCCTGCCGGTCCGCTCGCGGCCGGCTTCGCGCCACCGTCGCTGGCGTACACCTCGAGCCAGCGATCGATGGCCGCGTCTACGGCTTCGGTGAACTCGTCGGAGTCGACGTCCAGGTGGAGTGTCTCGTCGAGACTCTCCACGAAGGACACCGAGTCGAGCAGGTCATCAGGGTCCAGGTCGCGTTCGGGTGCGGATTCGCAAACCCGCTCCTCCACCGCGGTCCGCCACAGGGCGGCATCGACCGTCACGGGGTACCTCCACTCATCCCGGGCCGACCGGGTTCTTGCCTCGTTGGTGGCCGGGCCAGTAGCCCTTGACGTCGTGGAACCACTGCGCCGCAACGCGTTTCGCGCGCGCAGAGCCGAGGTGCTTGCGCAGATGTCTGAACAGCGCGGTCCAGGGGTGGGCGTGGTCGGCCCACTTCGCGAGCCCTTCGCCTTTGGTCCAGTAGTTCTTCAGCTCGTTGTTCGCTTCGAGCCAGCGTCCGAATGCTGCGGACTCAGCCGCCTCGGTGGTCTGGTCGGTGTCGACGAGGCGGAAGCTGACGTTGTCCGGATTTGGCGCTGGCCGCCCGGTCGACTGGGTGAGCTTCTCCGCAGCCTTGACGGCCTTGCTGACGCTGCCGCTGTCGCGGTCCTCGAGCAGCTTGGCCAGGTCGGCCTTCCGTGCGCCGCGTGGCACCTTGATGCCGGCGGTTCGGGCCCGCTCCCGCAAGTCGGCGACGGTTTCCGGTTCGTCGTCGACCAGGTCGAACGGGTCGAGGTCCAGCAGATCCAACTCGACGGTCTGCATCAGTAGTTGTCCGTCAAGCTGTCGATGTACATGCTGGCCTCGCCCTGCGTCAGTTTCTTGACGCCAGCGAAATCCTTCGGACCGTTGAAGAAACCGCCACCACCGTGGTTCTTCAGCAGGTTCATGATGTAGCTCACCTGCCGATCGGTTGCCGGTCGGCTACGGCGTTGGCGTTCGTACTCCTCATGCGCGGCTGCGTCCTGACGCGCCGTCGCAGCTTGCTTCGCCTGCTGGGCTTTCCGGTTCTGGAAGTCCTGGACGTCCTTGACGAACTTCTGCAACTCGGGGGCGGTCATCTTCGCGGCGGCCGCTCGTTTCGCCACGCCGTCATGCCCGCCTGCTTCGGCGAGACGCTGAACCTCGTCGAGGAGCCTGGTCTTCTCGGAGTCGTCGCTGTTGCGCTGCTCCTCAGTGCGGTGGTCGACACCCGCCGCTCGGAGCTTCGCCCGCAGTGCCTTATTCCGCTCCTTGAGGGCGTCAATGGTGGCGGTCGGGCGGGCGGCGGCTTTCGCCTCGCGCTCGGTCATCCCGTCGAGCATCTGCAGCCGGACGTGCTCGTCCTTGAGGATCTTCGTGTACTGGCCTTTGGTCATCCGGGTCGGCGTGGCGGTTGGCTTAGCGGGTGGTGGAGCTGCGGCGGCGGCCGTTCGGGCGACCTCGTCGGCCTTGCGCTGCGCGGCGACAATCGACTGGCGTAGTTCGTCCAGCTCCCGCCCGCGTTCCTCGGTGAGCAACTCGGCGCGGCTTTTGCGGAATCCGGAGTTCCGATCGCCGGGGACGTTGAATCGGCGCCCGTGGGACTTCTGGTCATGGAGCCCTGCGCGGTGCTCGAGCGTCCGACTGGCGGTCAGCCAGACGCTGAGGGCACGGGATTCCACAACACCCCCGTCGATCTCGTCGTACCGGTCGGCCATCCGCTCGAGCGCGGCGGCCAGGTCGACGGCCTCATCGGCGCCGATGTCCACGCGGTCGTCGTCCTCGGCGAGCACGATCGACACGTCGCCGAGGTGGTCGTAGCCGACTCTGATCTCGTCGTTGAGGGTGAGCCAGTCGACGAGGTCGATGCCCGAGGTCTGCTCCAGGTCGTCGTCAGGCTCGGGGGCGGCCGCCCAGGTGAGCAGCTCGGCCAGTTCCCGGGCCGAGTCGCCCTCGAGGCCGTCCAAGAACGGCTCCCGGTCGCCGCTCTCGTGGTCGATGAAGATCCCGAAATCGCCGCTCTCGAAGACGGTCACCGTCAGTTCGCCGACGGACTCCTCGTCGTAGATCTCGCCGTACAGTGTGGTGAGCGCGTCGAAATCCAAACCGCCGCCGCCGTGGCTTTTTTGCGAGTGCAGGCCGGGGAGGTGCTCCAGCGCCCGCCCGGTCCACACTGCGAGGGACCGGGCCACCGGAAGCTAGTTCCGCTTGGCGGGTGTGGCCTTCACGGGCTCGGTCTTGGCCGGCTCGACAGTCCTTGCCGGCTCGACGCGGGCCGGCTCGTCGGCCTTCGCCGCGCGGCGTGGCGCGGCGACCTTGAGCGTCAGGACGCCGTCCTTGTCGATGAACGTCCAGTTCCCGTCGTGGGTGCGCGCGTAGGTGCCGCCGTCCTCCTGCACGACCTCCACGACCTCGCGGGTTTTCATCCCCATCACCTGGGCGGCTTCGGCGTTGTTCACAGCTCTACTCCTTATGCGGGACGCAGTTGGCGGACGCGTGCGGATTCAGCGACCTCGGCCACTTCGGCGAGGTCGTCGACGTTGGCTTCTGGGGAGTCGAGCTCGGCCCGGTACGGGATGCCCATGTAGTCCTCCCAGCCCTTTTTCGCGGCCAACGCGGCGGCGTCAACGGTGAGCACGCCGGCATCGACCATCTGGGTGAGGCTGGTTGCGAGGTTCAAGAGCACCTGCGCGGTGATCTGCGCGTCCGCCGCGGCGACCTCAGGGCCGGTGACGATCACCGACTGGGACGCCTTTTGCTCAGATGCCGCGCCGGTCTTCGGGTCGGAGGCCTCAACCATTTCCGGGAGCCGCTTCGCCGCGACCGCCCGGTCAACCGCGAAGCGCACCAGCTCGGTCATCTGGTTGAGCCACAGCTTCTGTACCCCACCGACCCGGCGCCGGACCGGCTCGGCCATCGTGAGCGAGGTGGCCCGGTTCGCGCCGTCCGGCTCGGCCAGCCACGTCTTGGCCAGCCCAGCCCCACCGGCGACCTTGGTGAGCACAGCGCCAGCGGCTTGGGTGTCCTCTGCCGCACCGGATGGTGCGCTCTTGGGCTCCCAGGTGACGGACTCGTTGTGAACCTCTACCGACCCGGACGGCGGGATGTGCATCCCGCCGCGCGCGTTGACGTAGTTGTCGACCTCGGTCTGCCCGCCGACCACGGTGACGTCCCAGACCAGGTAACGGGCCAACGCGGTTCGGTCAACGAGGTTGCTGATCACCTGGTCGTAGGCGTCCAAGTCGTCGAGCACCGACGTCAGGAACGGCATGCCGCGCACATCGCTGGCGAGGGTCTTAAACGGTGCCCAGTACATGGCCTGCCCCTCGCGTAAGCCCGAGTCGGCGTGCACGATGTCCAGCGTCCGGCGCTCGCCGTCATCCCCGGTGCCACCGAGGATCAGCTTGTGCGGCCACATCGGGTTGCCCTGCAGCAGCTCGACGTTGTCGATCTGTGCCGGGTCCATCGGGCAGAACCGGACGACACCTGACTGCTCGCCGACCATCACTTCGATCGGCATTTCGCCGAGCAGGAGTTGTGTACGTAGCCACAGGTCTTGGATGTCCCCGACCTTGTTACGGGGGTCGTCCCAGAACTCGGCCACGACCTGGCGCACGTCCTCGTTGGTGCACATGTACGTCAGGCCCGAGTCGCCCACACAGAACGCGGTGTAGGTGTCGATGATGGCGGTGGCCATCGGGTTCATCCGGTACGCGGCCACACTCGCCGCGACCGCGCGCTCGCGGGTCCAGTACGGGACCTCACGCCGGCCAGCGCCCGAGCGGCGGTAGTTCAGGTCCCGGTCTACCGGGTCGTACCCCGCCCCGCCCCACGCGCCGGTGGTAGCGAGCTGCTGTGGGCTGGCCTCGAGCACACGCCGGGGGTGGAGCCAGTTCCGCACGGCCTACCCCCGTCCGACTCAGGCCGTCTTCGCGGCGGCAGGCAACGCGCGGACGTTCGTAGCCTCAACCGGAACGGGCTCCGCAACACCGGCAAGCCAGGACAGCCCGACAGCGAACACGGACCCGGCCAGCACGGACCACCACCACGACCCGGTGAGTGCTCCGATCGCCACAGCGATGCCGACCAGGCCGGCGAGGCCGAGCAGGTTCGCACCGAGACCGGGCGGCAGGGCGGGTACACGCACACGTAGCTCACGACCGGGCATGCGGCCTCCTACAGCTTGAGTCGTTGGCCGGGCCGGAAGAAGTTGCCCGGGTCGCCGCGCAGCTCTGCGGAGACCGTAGACGGCGGGTTGACGGCAAGGGCGCCCTCTTCGATCGCCCGGCCGCGGGCTTCCTCGGCGAGGATCCCGGCGACGAACGCGTCGATGTGGGCCTTGTCGCGCTTCGGGATGACCCGCAGGTAGTTGTGGCTGATCGCCGGGTCTTCTTCGGGCCGCGGCTGGCGTTTACGGGCGCGGGCCAGCGCGGCGTTCATGATGTGCGTCCGCAGTGTCGGGTGGCCGTCGTGGGTGAGGCCGAACTTGAACGCCGCTTGGAAGCGCACGATGGCGTCGTCCATGCGCTTCTCGACGTTGGTCGGGAACTCGACAACCTTGTCGGGCCAGCGGGACGCCCAGATGTCCCCGTACTCCTGCCACCGGTACGGGTCGAAGTACATGTACCAGACCTTGTAGGTCTCGAACGCCGCCTTGACGGTCTCGTCGACCTCTACCCGGGGGATGATCCCGTCGGGGTAGTCGGCTGGGTTCCAGGTCCGTAGGTGGAACCAGCGGCCGTCGGAGATCCGGGCCGCGACCAGGGCGGTGCAGTCCTGCGAGCGGGAGCCGTCGAAACCCAGGCTGATCATGTCGCGTGGCTTCAGGTCCGAGTCCCGCTCCCGTCTGTCCCACATGACCGGGTCGACGACGTCGGAGACACCGACGACGATCAGGTTGAAGAAGAACCGCAAAGCATCCGCCCAGGTGGGGCAGACGTTCGGGTCGCGGGCGTCGGTGAGCACCCGGTCCTTGTCGACCCACCACGAGTCGCCGTAGACGTGCTCGAGCTGCGCGAGGCAGTCATCGTCGTCGTCCTGCTGCGGATGCCGCGGCGCTGGGCGGTAGTCGATGACGACGTCGGGCATCGCGGCTTCGTGGGTGCGCTGCGCGACGCTTTTCTCGCTCGGGTCGTAGGCGTTGGTGGTTTCCAGCCACCGGCCGGACATGCCGCCGATGTTCCGTTTCATCGTGGAGGCCAGCAGCACGCCGCCGTTGCTCTCGATGAACAGGTGCGTCTCGTCGAAGATCGCGAACGTCAGGCGGGCGCCGAGCCGGGACCGGCCGGCCGACGTACGGGGCTCGATCTTCCCGCCGCTGGGGAGGTTGATGTCCTCCACGCCGATGTCGATACCGGGGATGTCCGCGACCGGGCCGCGGCGGGCCATCTCGTACAGGGCCAACCAGGTGTTGTCGGTCTGCTCCTCTGAGGTGGCGACGATCTGGATCCACGGGGTGGGGTGCGGCACGCCCATCGGCTCGCCCACGTCGTCCCATCCGGCGAAGCGCACCGGCCCGAACGCCTCCGCGAGGCAGATCGCCGCGGCGAACGGTCCCTTGCCCCACTTCTGCGGGCGCATGAGCAGCCCGCCGCGGTTGTGGAACGCGGCAGAGGGTCGGGCCTCGGCGAATGTGGCGTTCGGTTTGAGCCGGTAGAACCGGAACAGGAACCGCCACATCTCATCCGTGAGCCGGAACGGCTCGCCCTGGTGGTTGCCGTCGGGGATGACGCAGTTCTCTTCGATCCAGTCCCCGATCAGGTAACCCAGGGTCGGGTATTCGCCCTCGACCTCGGGGCCGCGCCAGGGCACTACTCGACCGCCCGCAGCCTCGGCCGCTCCTTGGTCACGGGCACACGCACCTCGGCAAGCTCGTCGGCAGCGATCTCCCACCGGAGCCGGAGCATCGACATGGGGGTGAGCCCGAGGCGGTCCTCGAGCTGGCGGACCTCGGAGAGCAGGAACGCCGTCGCGTCGCGCTTCTCGGCCTGCACGAGTGCCCGCACGTAGCGGCCGACGGCGCGGCCGGCGTGCATCTGCGCCCACGCGGCGGCCTGCGGCAGCTGCCACAGCCGAGCCCAGGCGTCCTTTTCGGCTTTGGTGGCGGCGGTGAGCGGCCACTCGGGTACCGGCCCGGTGTAGCCGGCAGCGGGTAGGCGGGTCGTGTCGGGGCGGGCGTTGCGACGGCGGGGGTTAGCGCTGGGTGCCGGACCGGGCATGATCACCACCCCTGATTACGTAGCGTGACCTGCGCCATGTGACGCAACGTGACCGTGAGCAAAAACGATCTTCCGTGGAACCCGTACACGGCGCGAGCCCCCA